TATCCGCGCCATACCCGGCAAATTGTTGCTGTTGCTGCTGTTGTTGTTGCTGTTGCAATCCAGCAATACCAGCATCAGGAGCAGCAGGTACAAAAGAAGTCATATACCCGCGAGTGGCTGGGTTGTAAGTGTAATTAACTGGCCCTGTAGCAACTGGAGCTATTGGTTTAGGTGCATTGGGATTTGCCGCTATGTACTCAGGCGAGGTTTGAATGCCGTAAGCAATCTGTTCAGGTGTGGCATTTTTGTTTGCCCCATACCCAACTGCATCTGCATTGCGCCCTAAATACTTTTGATACATTGCATCTACTGCATCGGCATTTGCGGGTCTTGGGACGGGGTCGTTGAAGTGCGAAGTAAACGCACCAAGCTGTGGGCTATTAACATATTCTTGTTGTGCGCGTTGCATCAACGTATTGTTGTAGTCCGTAACCGCTTGTGGCACTTCTTGTATTGGGCGCGTATATTGCTGTTGCGGTGCAACATATGAAGCTTGCATGGTCGGTACAACAACGTTATTTGCCTGCATCGGAGGTACTTCAATGCTTTTTGCGTTTGCCGTTGCACTGCGCGTAGCCGCTAAATAATCTGCGAGTGTCGGTTGTTTTTTAACTGGTGTAACGGGCGCAGTAGAGTTGCTAGGAGCGGTATCTCCACCTTCAGCCAAGGACATAATGCCGCCATTAGCAGCGGTGTAAGTAGGTAATTTTTTATAACTTTGGTCAAAGTATGACGTTCCAGCACCCGTATAGCCGGGGTTTAAATTTGCTGAGTACGTGTAAGGATGAATTGTTGTATCTCCCTGCCCCGCATTTTGTTGATTTGCCGCAGGAGCCATACTGCCAGCTAGACCAGCTAGACCGATAGACATTTTGTTATCACCAAGATACTTCATTGGGTCTGCAAAAAATGGGTTTGCACCTGCCGAAGCTCCGGGCGTAAGAACGGTGTTTGCCATCCCCCCAATCCCCGGGGTAGTTAATGGACTAGCTGCATTGATAGCACCAGAATTTAAAAGACTTGCTGGCTGTATAACATTGCCCGCTGAATTTACCATCACGTTACCCGCATTGGAGATGGGGCTACTTAAAGCACCAATCCCTGCATTTGGAGCAGCGTTCATAATTGAAGAGCCAGCAATATCAGTAGCACCACTAGCAAGGGCAGACTCACCCGCTGCCGCTGCTCCAGTCGTTGCAGCACTAGCCCCTAAACTACCAATGCCACCGGTCACCGCACCGGTCACACCCCCCATTAAAGCGCCCTGCAAAATATCTTTCTTTTGCAGTGCAGCAGCGCCACCGCCCACGACAGCACCAATTGCCATTCCAGTAACGATAGCCCAAGTCATATCAAACCTCTTTAATAGTTAATACGGGTGTATAGTCAATTTTAATCTTGTTGCTTGAGTCATACATAGACACTTCTTCAGGCTCAATTAGTTCAGTTTCAATTTCATCAAGATCGGTCTTGTCCGTTTTATGCACGGTAATACCAATCGAATCTAAAACTGCCAGAGTTACGCGCTTTGTACCTGCTTTGCTTTCAACCACATCGCCAGCTTTTAAAGTGATCATGCCTTTTTCAGACCAAGCAATAATCTCACCGCTGGTACACATGAAGAAGTGATCTGACTTGTGAATCTTTCCAACAATAATCGTACCTGCTGGTCTAAACACTTTGCGGCAGTACATGCCACCATTAAAATAATGTTCAGTCTTTAGCTCAACCTGCGGTCCTGCCATCAACTCATTTTGAAGGCGTTGTATGTCTTCGCGGCTTGGAGTCTTTACTAAACTCATACTTTGACCTTTAGGACATTACCGGCTGTTGTGTCACGGTACACATCGCCAACCCTTATGGTAGCAAGACTGGCTTGGGTCGGAAGTTTATCTATGTTTAAGTTTAAACCACTTGCTGCAGAAAATCCCGGATTATCCAACTGTGCGAAGTACAGGCGCAGAGCATTTGTTAACTGCTCAAGATACACCTGTTCATACTCTTTCGTAGGGATTGGTAAGTTGGGGTATTGCGTTGTGCCGGTACTCATCAACGTCTCCCGTCATTGCGGATGTCAATCCGAGGCGTACCCAACTGCCAGTTAACACCAAGCTCTGCAGACTCAATCCTAAAACTCATCTGGCGACCACGCAGGCGGGTGTAGACCTGCCCATCAAAAAGCTGCACGTTGTATGCCCGACTAGTTGTGTAATTGCTTGCGCTTTGGACTTCGGGAATGTTTGCTACACCATATGGCGTACCTGAGTTCTGGCGTGGCTTGATTGTCATTGTGACAAACGGCTGGTCAATGTTTGATCCGTTGAAGTTAACGTCAGGCAAGATGCGCCACACAAACCCAAAGTTATGCCCGTCACCAATGTCAAAATCCGAAGACTGCACGTAGGCGTTGATTGGTAGTGAAGCCGTGCCAGCAACATCGTTAACGTCAGACTCGTGGTACAGCACACGGTTGTTGTAATCCGTAGCCATAGGGTATTCCCTAATACCAGAATCAAGCCATGCAGTACGCGCCATTGTGCCGTAATACCACACTTTGTCGAGGTAGTTAAAGATCACATACTTGTCGATGGTATCTGAATTGGCTGAGCAGTAGAACCACCAGATTTCGTTGTAGCCCTCGTTGCCGCCAGCAAACACTTGGTATGACTGATTTTGGTTCAGGTCCTCAAAAACGTACTGACGCAGTGAGCTTGCCAACGTGTCAACACGCCCTGAGTATTGATAAAACTTACCGTTGCCCATCCAGTAGGTCACGTTGTTGACCGTGTAGATTGAGTTAGGTGACATGATGGAAATGTTGTCCATCAAAAGCTGGAACGACCATACGTACGGTGCGCCAACGTACTGCATTGAGTACAACGCCGAGTCAGTCCAGATCAAAATCTCTTGGCGAGTATTGACGTAGGTAACAATAGATGAGCCGTGCGAAAGCCCAAACTCACCGGCTTGGTTGGTTGTTTGAGGAACCCAGTCATATTGATTTGCCTGATCAGACCAACGCACAAGCATTGGGTTAAATTCGGAATTAGGCGTTCCACTTACATATGGGTTAGCACCGAAGGCTATAACAAATTGCTGGATAGAAGATGCTGAAATTTCAAGCGTTTTGTTTGGCACATAAGTGCCGGAGTAGCCTTTTGTCGTAGAAACATCATTTAATAGCTTGGCACGAGTGGTTAATCCATCTGCACTTGCCCAGTAGTAGATGCCACCGTTGCGTGGCGCAATGATTAAGTCCTGACCATAGTTGTCGTTTGACCAGAGGCGTAACTGAGACCCAACAGCTTGTGTTGACGATGCACTACCCCAGCCGCCACGACCCCAGACCCCCGCACCCCAGCCTGTGCCAATAACGTAAACATCCAGACCCGTGTTGATCTGATACGCAGCAATGCCAACCGTACCGCCGCCCGTGGTCACCGCACTAGTAGAAAACACGCCTGACACATTGAAGGTGTACTTGTCTACGGTAATGACGTTAAAGACTTGTTGTTCGGCGTTAAGCTGCCCAATTGTGAACCCGCCCGTAGCGGTCAACCCACTAAACGTCACAAAGTCGTTTTTAACCACGCCATCTGCAACGTCAGTCACGGTAACCGTTGAACAGCCTACAGGTGCGCTAGTAGCATGAGTCGCCGCAGTTGTGCCGTTGTAACCCCGCACAAGCCCAGTCAGGGTGTTGGTTGACTTGCCTGTGTAGAAGATTTGCTCAGAGTCAATCTTGATGATGCCCGGCGAGTTCTGAAACGATGCACCGGAAGTAAGAATAAGTGTAGTCTGCGTAGCCGTGATGCTACCGTTAAGCGTACTGTAAGCAGTGGACAACGGGTTGCCAGTACCGGGAGGCACTGCACCAAGCATGGGGTTTACAGTCTTTCTGATGGGGGTTACATCGTAGTAGCCACCGCCATACTCAATGTAATACTTTAAGTTTGTGCCAACCCCAAGGTAATTTGTACCTTCAAGGTTGATCCAGTTCCACATTGACCGAGCTGTGCCGAGAAACGAACCGTTAGATAAGCGAGTCCACCCACCAATCTTTTCAACCTGACCTGAACGAAAACGAATGTGATCGCAGTCATACCAGCCACCCTCATTGGAGTAGTTAGTACCTTCACGGTTTACACCGGGTCGAAAGGTCAGTTTCTGTAATGGCATATTTAAACCTTAAGGGGAATTTCCGCCGACAGGGTATGTCGCACCCGCAGGAGCTTGTGTAAACGCTGTTTCGCCCGCT